TTGTATCAAGGTGGTGATTTGAATGCTCAGTATGACGCAAGTAGCTATAATAATGTTCAAATGTATCTCGAACAATATGGACAATTAAGAGATCAATATGTTCAAACAATTAATGCTGCTTTACATGAAGAAGATCAAGGAAAAAGATCAGCAATGATGCCACAAATCAGTTCATTAAATGAACAACTTGTTAGTTTAGTAAACAAGATTCAAAGTATATATAATCAAGGACAATCTGTTTTATCCGTTCAATCTACCGAATCAATGCAAGATGCGATCAATCAATATAAACAACAATTAGAAGAATTAAGAACAGATGAAGATGAACTTGTAAAACTTACTCGTCTTTACAAGGACACGCAGACGCAATCTATTATTCCTCAGAGCACATACACTATTTGGATTTTAGGAATCGTTATTCTTCTTTTTATTGTATTTGCTTTATTTGTGAGTAGTATGTTTACTGAAACACAAATAACTGTTCTTCCTACTACGCCTACTGTTCCAACTATTACAGTACCAACAATGGAATCAATAAATAGCGCTATACAGAAGTCGTTTGACTCGCTGAAGACATCGTTGGGACTCCAGTCTGCGCAGGCAACAACGACTGTATAGATGGAACCCAATACCAAACTAAAAATATGATTGGAAGGATGATTAAGATTAATCCAAATCGAAATAAGAAAGCATAACCAGTAGAAATATCTATTGCTGGTCCTTGTTCTTGGGATTCATATCGTTCTTTGGCGGCTCGATATGTGTCTTCAATCGTTTGTGCGTTCTGAAACAGTCCAGAAGCACTATCATAAATGTCGGAAAGTTCATTATTACCTTCTTCATATGATTTTGCGAAATGTTTCATATCGTGTTTTTGTTCTTCTATTTCTGCCTGTCGTTTCTGAATAGCATTTTCAATTGCATCCTGTGCATTCTCGTATGCTGTTTTATACGCAGTGTTTCCAGTAGACAAAAATTGAACGTAGTTAGACTTATACTGAGCAAGAAGATCCTCAAAGTCCTTGTTCATCTATATTATACACTTGCTACACAAAATCGATAATAAGGTGTCGCACCTGCTGTCTCAGAAAGACGCATAATTTCAACTATATCACCTGGTTTAGCACCAATCCAACGAGCAGGTGGATCTTGAGACCAGATAAATGGCATGGGCATGTATTCCTTGTGTTTCATTGCAATCTGTGGAAGTAATGGTTGTTCAGCAGTAAGTTCAATATGGTCTTGACGCATTTTATCAGTAATCTTATTCAAGTCAATTCCAAACTTTTCAAATAATGCTTTTCCTTCGTCTTCAGTGATGATACGATGAGCGGGAACGTAGCGATGTTTAGTTATATCGAACGTTAATTGAGCAACGTGAAACAACTGAAGAACATCAGAGTATTGACAAATTGTTTGTAGAACCTTTTCAGACGCGGGGATAGGAACAATAATAATACCTAATGTTCCACCATATTGTCGAGTTAAATCTACGATTACGGGAATATCTTTTTCGTGTATTCTGGCACGGTTACTGGTGAATACAATAACGTTTGAGATCTTGGTTACGATAGCAGGAAAGTCAGACTCAATGACTTCTTGCGTTTCAGTATTGATTCCGCGTTGGGAAAGCATGAGGCGAAGGATTTCGTCAGTAGTCGGCATCTGTGTATGTTATTATTCTTTCCTGTAATTGTTTTATCCATTTTACATAATACGGAATGAAAAATACAACACTTCTTGCTTTGGCTATCGCAGGACTTATTGTTGCAGGAGTTCTCCTTTCTGGATCTCGTGAAGGTTTTGGGGTTCCTGAATTTCTTGATCGCACAAGTCAGCGTCTCCAAGAAACAGGCGAATTGTCGTCTTACGCTCAGAAGACGACGCACTTGCGGGCTTCGGACTTTCACAAACCTCCAAAGGGGGAACAGACGGGGCATCGGGTTGGACAGTGGTGGGGATATAATGCTCTATTCTAGATGGATCACGACGACAGTCTTCCACCATCTTCCAGAACTCAATAAAATCATCTAAGTGTTCTTTCATCCAATTAAGATCTCGACGAACATTTTCAATACGGATGTTGTTCAAGGTCCAGTAAAGAATACGAAACTCTTCACCTTCTAAGGACTTTCGCCATACTGTGTAATCCATCTCTTTTGGTTTGTAATCTACTTTTCCGTTATCGTAGATCGCATATACTCCTTTGTAAGGTGAAGTAGAAGCAGTCCATTCCGTCTTTCCACATGTTTTGAATTCCATTTCTACATAATCACATTCATCTATATTTGTGCATTCCATCTGTAGTTGCATTTGGTGATAATAATCGTTTGGTATAGGACTCTCCTGTGTAAACTTGCGACTGATAGGACACTTAAACTCAACTAACTTCCCCCAACGATAATCTAGTCTGTCTTTCATTAACACAATTCCATCAGGAGACGCACCGATAAACTTATGAACTGGATGAACGACGCAGGTTGTATCTACGACTTCTGCTCCACCCTGAATATCTGAATAGATCTCTTTTGCTAAAGGTTCAAATTGTGTTCCCCAAATACATGCTGCTATACCCGTTCCTCCTTGACTTTCTTTTGGCCCTTCTAGTTTTCGCATAAGTAGTTCTTTCTTTGCTGATGGTGATGCTGTTTTGAATGCCTTTGTGACTTCTGAGGCAGTAATCATTTCCGAACGGCGTTGATGCCACCCTTCTGATCTTTGGTCTGCGATCCCGTAGTCGCGGAGAACCCTGAATACTGCCCTTTTCCGTTTCCATAAAATGCCAAGGTAGGTGTCCAAAAGTTTGTAAACTTGCTTTTGATAATGTTTAAAACTGTATCCATGTCTTACACAAATCTGTTTAATTTTCTTTCGCAAATGAGTACACTGGTCTAAGGGAAGCTCAAAGACTTCCATATTGGTATATTATATACAAGGGTAGTTCGTAATCCGATTTACAGAAAAGATATACAGTTAAATAATGACTTCAACCATTTCTACACAAGAAGATTGGGTTCTCCATCGATTAAATGCATTTTACACACCAGAACGATTAACATTACTTCGTGATATTCTTGCTAACAAAACCGAAATATCTCTTCGTATTTTGGACTGGTTTGTGACCAATTATTCAAAGTTGAATAATGTTTCGTATGTTTCAAAAGCAGGAAAACACGTCATAGTTTATCTAGCATACAAGTCTCATTTGAAGGCGTATAGCAAAAAGATGTTTGATCCTTTCTGCCGTCATACTCGTATTGACTTCCAAGGAATATCAACAACTGTCGGTCAATTGAACTTCTTTGCTTGGGCAATGGAAGATGATGTAATTGAATACTTATTTGCTCATCGTGATGATATTCATGCTGATATGGAAACTCGTATGAATGCTACTGGTGAACCAAAGAAGAACAGCACAGAACATACACGCAAGAAACGACACGAACTTTCTCATAGCGCAACAAAATCATTGAAAAAACATGATGTAAAAATAACAGTCTCCTTCTCATGATGAGAATATGGTATAAGGACACAATTTACATTTTTATACATTTTTTAAGTGGTATGATTATCTATTTCGTTCCGTGGACAATCATACCAATCGTAGGTTACCATTTATTACAATACTTTATGGATGTTCGATTCTTTGGTTTTCAAGGTGAAGTTCGTCATGGGAACTCAATAGAACATACCTTGGTTAAACTTTTGGAGATTTACGCGGGATATTTATTTATAAAACTTGTTTATACTCCATAATGTTATCGCTTCGTCGTAATATCGTCTATCCAGCGGAAACCGATATTACTGATTTTGATTTAGATACCGATGTAGAAGAATACAACTACGATGGTCGTCTTGTCTTTCGTGGAAATTTAGATCCACAATATTCAGATGATACATTTCAGGTGTATTGGTTATATGATGATTCAAATAAGCGTGTAGGACTAGCAGAACATCAAGGTGAAAAAGATCACCTCTGCTACTGGATTCGTGATAACGAGTTTTCTACATTACTTCAAGAAGATTGGGTTTCAAGAGACAAGACTTTATGGCACATTATGTCTGCTACTGCATTTGAAGACTGTATTCGAAACGGTTGGACTACAGTTGAATCTTTACGAAACAGAACATCTCTGACTATTCTTCGACCAAAAGATATTTTAGATTATCAAGATCCTGAAGCAGTTTGTATTCGTTGCGGTTCTGGAGGTCATTCAGGGTGCCAAATGGAAAAACATCAGGCACATTATGATGTTTTTTTTACATTATTTGTTGATGATGATGGTATTATTTATGCGCCTCCTTCAGATACCCGAGTTTATGCCTTGCGACGACGAGCAGCTGGAGCTTTAGAAGAGGATTCTGGGATTTCTACAATGGTAGGTGTAGGAGCTGCTGGAGCAGGTGATTCTGCTACATTGTCATCTACATCATAACCAGTGTTTTCTTCTTCGTCATCATTGAGAGCAGCACGAGCACCGCCTTGAATTGGTGCTGGAGCATTTTCAGAGTCATCTTCATCTTCTTTGAACATGTCGCGAGCAGTTTGACGCTTGCGCTTTGTGACTTGTACATAACTTGGTTTCCAAGTTACACCAAATCCTTGACCGATGACGTAGATGCTACCTGATGCTACAATCTTTGCTTGACATCCTTTGGTGAATGTTGAAGATAATTCACCTGGTGTGAGAGGGACATCGTTTTCTTCTTCATCAATGACTTCCATTGAGACTTTACCGTCATAGACTGGAAGTTTGAAGCGGAGAGAAGGAGGATATTTACCGTTTGGTACCCATTCACCAGCACTGCTTTTGTCAACAGATACACTTAAGAACTTGTTGAATGAGTCGCGAATGGATTCTTCACCTCGTTTCTTTCCAAACCATGCTGGAGAGTTAATGACAGCAGCTTGAATAACTGCTTCTTGGAAGTCACGAAGGAAGTTGTATGCCTTAGATACATCATCTGCTCCTGCTGCTGGTTGTTGTCCGTATGGATCACAACCTTGAAGAGAAGCTGACATTGAGTAGGATGTAGTTGTGCTTCCATCCTTGTTTTCGTTTTCCTTTACAAGACAACCTGCTGGGAAACCGAATTGTGGAAATCGAAATTGTACATTTTGACTCTTGTACTTGAATGCGACTGATACACCACCTTGCTTATTACGCTTTGGTTCAGAGAATTGAATATCGGATGCGTTGATTTTGCAGACGTTGACTACGGATTGAGCGGACATTTCTATTTCTTGGGTTATGGTATTGTATTTTCTAATTTACCGTGGATCCGTTTTGCGCTCTTATTTCCGTGTCGGGTTCCAAACATGAAAAGTAAAAATGAAACCGTTTAATTAATCGCTACAGTCTCGAACATTATAATTTTCAACAATAAATAGTTGATCAAGAGGTGCTTGTAAATAGAATTTGTAATAATCATAAACACTCCAATCATCATCTATATCAAATAATTCATGTAACTTACCATCTGAAGTTCTACATACAATTGTAAGTCTTCGAAGTGGAAGGTTATACTTGTCAAATATAAACATTGCGTAATCAACATAGTCTCTAAAGTCATTTCCGTTATTAACATAATATCCAACATCTTCCTTTAATTTTTTTTCGTAATCGCTGTAAGTATACACTGCTACAATTTCGTCGTCCCATTTGTCACACCAGATTTCTTCTCGTTCGCTAAACCAGTCCTTGATATTTTGTAAGATTGTTGCTTTGTCTTGTACCATTTTATTTATGCCTCGGGGACTGTTTATATTCTAGATCAAACACGGATCCGTTTTAGGTTTCTATTTTCACAGCATATTCTTTTTATCATATAATGAGTTGTCTAGCATGTAAAAATAAATTATCTTTGGACAGATGCGAACGGCGAGCATTATCCAAACTTCCTTTTTGCGGTGTTCATATGAAGAGCAAGCACAAAAAGACTTGGATTGCGAATCAACCATCTCTCCAAAAGAATATAATAAAAATTCAAGCATTATGTAGAGGTTTCCTTGCTCGTCTTCCTATTCGTTTAGCAGGTCCTGGTGTCCTCAAACGATCTCTCTGTAATAATGATGACGATTTAGTTACAGTTGAAGAAAAGGATAAAGTTCATCCACATAATTATTTTGCTATAGAAGAAGACGGTAAAGTATGGTGGTTCGATCAACGATCTATGCTTCAATGGGCTCAACAAGAATTAGATATTAAAAATCCGTATACACGAACTTTACTATCCAAACAAGACATGAAGAGATTAAGAAAACTTTGGAACTATAGGAGAACCCATAACTTACCTCTTTATCACGCAGGACAAAGAAGACCTATGAACGATCTTGAACGAAGAGATAATTGGTGGTTGCGTATAGCACAAGTTTTACGCGAACACGAATTTGAACTTCATCATCAACATTTCATCTCATTAAATTTT